TTAGAACCGGAACAGAAGTTGTGAGTGATATTGGGGCATTGACCGCAGAAGCAGATACATTAAATAGCGTAACAGGAAGAGGAAGTTCAACGACAAATGATGTTACAGTTGGGTCTTTATCTTCTGGTGCATACATTCTCGGTGATGCATCAATCGAAGCCGGTCCAACTATGGGGGTTAGTGATTTATATTACTTCATCAATGCGGGAAGCATCGTATTACCATCTGCTGCTTCTTGCGCCCAAAGGCTGCTCTTCTTAAAAAATATTCATAGTTCTGCTTGCACTATTACTTTGACGGGTAGTGAGGTTTTTGACGGTATTGCTTCAGCAGCAACAGGTATCAATCCAAACCCAGACCAAAGAGTAGTTGCAGCGTCACCGGCACAGGCATTGACTTTAGAGGTCGGAGAATCTGTTATTTTAGTTGGAATGACCGATACCGTAAGTCCCTTGAAAACAGGGTATTATGTTTTATCCTTAGATACACAAACAGGTATTGCTAACGTTGTTGAAGACACTTCACCGCAATTAGGTGGTATGTTGGACGTTAACGGTAATGCTCTTGGTGATGGAACTTTAGAACTTCTCAAGTTTAGTGAAACAGGTAGTGCAGTAAATGAATTTACTATTGCTAACGCGGCTACGGGTAATGCTCCTAAATTATCTGCAACGGGTGGAGATACCAACGTAGGCATTGAAATTGAAACGAAGGGAACAGGCGATATCACTTTAGATGGAGATGTGGTGGTTGAAACAGGACATAATTTTAGGTCAACTAGATTAGATACAGTTTCTTTAACTGCAAATACGACTTTAACCGAAGCAACTCACGCGGGTAAATACATCTTTGTTACAGGGAGTAGTATTGTTATTACAATCCCTGATAATCAAGGCGCGGGTGTTCATTTCACTATTCTCAGTAATGACGCAAATGGCTTTACTCTTCGAACCGGGAGCGATAGCAGTAGCGGGGACAATATGAATGGCGCTCAAACAGATATTACTGTATCGGCTCGTAATGGTGTTACTTGCATTTCAGATGGAAGCGATTATGTAGTATTGGGGGCTTGAGATTGTATTTAGCAGTTGCAGGTGCTTGTGCTGAAGATAAGGTAAATGCCGCAGGGCCTTTCGACTTATCACAATTTGCAAGCGTTAGTCCGGTAGGAATTAACTTTAACTTTACTCAAGATACTGCAAGAAGTGGTGGACAGGGTGCAGATATTATTACAGGAATTGCTGTAACTGCTTCGGATTTTTATATTTGCAATGCCGGTAATGGTCCTTCTATTTACGATTCTGGAACCGAACAAGTTCGTGAATTACCTATTGCGAATACAGATGGTTTAGTTGTTCAGGTTGACGATATTTCAGCAATTACAGGTAGTAATCAACAGTTAAGAGATATTCACTTTGATGATACAGGGCAATATCTTCTTGTGGCCGGTTGGAATAGTAATGACCTTTTTGCCGCTTCTTATGGAACGGCGGCGGATATTACTAGCACCTTATCATCAGCAGGTAGCATTAGCAATCCATTAGGTGCTGTTGGTCTTCAAGCCTGTGCATGGAATGATGATGGAACTAAGGTTGTTGTAGGGAGCGGTATTAGCAGCACTCAAAATAAATTGCGTTCATATACTTGCAATAGCGCATATAATTTAAGCAGCGTTACATCTATAGGAACTAAAACAATAACCGATGTCTCTGCTAATGGAAACATTACAGGCGTTAAATTTAATGATGACGGCACAAAGATTTTTGTTTCACAAAATAAAGCCATTAGAGAATACGCTCTTTCAACACCATATGATGTAAGCACGATGGGTTCTGTAGTTTATACTCTTGATTTGAGTTCTTATATGGGCGACCGTGATGTGGGACCAATTTATGCAACCGCAGGTGTCGCAGAATCTATTGCCGGTTTTGATTGGTCAAGTGACGGTAGGACAATTTACGTTGCTAGCGTATTTGGTGGAATAACGGGAATTAGTGGTTCACCTGCCCCTCCTGTTATTCTTGAGGCTAAAAATAGTCCCGGGCCTACTCCTAATACGTTTCCTATCTTTTCATTAACTTATTGACCAAACTAGTTAATATGTTCACATTAAAAGTTAATAATGTGACCTTGTTAAAAGCCAAAAAAAATGGGAGGCCGAGGATTTTACTCCTCGACCCCCTTAATGGTATCTTTAGACCAGATACCTAGGCATTCTCGACATTCCCACAACTTAACTTGACCTGCGGCTCCGACATAAAAAGCGATTAAACGCTTTGCTATTGTCTTCTCGCCGCAAAAAGGACAAGTTTGTTTAAGAGCCATCTTTATCACGCTTTTGCATAAGCCTCGTCATGTATTCTTCGACGGACTCATCGGTAACATTAGAGCCACCAAATGCCGCGAAGAAGAGAAGCAAAACCATAAGCATGAATAAAATTAATCCTAACCATTCCCAAGTCGTCATCACCAATCAACTCCTAAATCTACAAACTCTTCCTTTTCAATAGAGAATCCTTTCACGATTCCATTTTCTTGACCGTATTTCCAAAGGTCATAAACTAACTGACTATCTTTTAGGCAGTAATCCACGACTGTATCATAATCCCCTGTTTTCCAAAGTGCAGGAGCATCAGCAGAATCCATAGTCTTTGAAGCACCTAAAGAACACTCCACTAAGTTTTGAAGCCTATACCTTTCACCATGTCCTTTCATCAAAACTTTACTAGTATCAATATACTGCTTTTCTTCAAGAAACTTTCTAACACAGTAAATGTCCAAGGAGTCTCGAAGGATAGGTAGGTCAAACGCTGCGATATTGTGGCCTAATAGAAGGCCTCCTGCCTTTTGGAAGTCATCGAGGTCATACTTGAGGTCACGAAGGCTCTTGACTACATGGCCTCCCTTGGCGAAAGAATCAACCGCTTCATCAACGTATGCGGTTCCCGTTGAGCCATCCCAAGTAGTTACGGTTGAAACTTGAAACATATGGGTATTACCAAAGCCACCGATTTCGTGAGACATATTTTTAGTCTCAAGGTCAATAGCCATTACATTCATCTTACTCACCACCAGACCAAAGTTTGTTCAACTTGTCTTTCTCTTTGTTCACGGGTTCTTCTTCTTGAATTCGTCGCTTTAAGAAAACAACGATGTTTGCTCCCGCGACAGTAACCATAGAGGAACATTCCCACCCTTCTTCACCATATGTGTTTAGGGCTTCAATAATTACCTTTGGTCCTTTATTTACTTCAAATACTTTATATGTGTTTTCCCATTTCATTCTTCATCACCAATCAACTTAACATATACTGAACGTCCTTGTTTGTCAGTTTTAAACTTATGTTGAATCTTTCTAAAGTAATTATACACAGATGGTTGAGATTTCTGCGCGTGATTCTGAACCCCAAGTAATAAATCTTTCTTGGAAACAAAGCCGTCTTCGTCTTTCTTCATTTCTCCATAAACATGAACAAATGCAGGAAACATGGATTTTTCGGCAATCGCCCTACGCTTGACTCGGAGGCCTTGCTCTAGCCAATCAACCAATGTGCTATAGCATTGTCGGACGATGCTAGCCGCTTGACGAACATTTCTAGGTTGAACTACGAATCTTTTGCTTTTATCACGAATAGAATTCGCTTCTGCGATGGAACAGAGAACACTCATTTTCATGAGAATTTTCATCAGGCGGGTGGTAAAGTTTTGCGCCACCTTACGAACCTCGCCGTTTGTGTTACCAATGAACGCTTCCATGTTGTCTAGTTCCAAATGAAGTGCGTCGTTAAATCCGGGGCTATAAGTCACAGTTTCCAAAGGATTACTGCCTTTGCTATAGAATTGTTCCTGAAGCAACTTATAAATCTTGAACAAAGCATTTACATATTTTTCAATAGGTTGATTAACCTCTTCAATAGTTCCGGCTTTTGCGATTTGTTCACGACGCATCTTTCTTTGAATATCTTCGGGAACGTTCCAAACATAGAGAAGCATACGCTGAAGAACACCTTTGTTTGCGATAACGTCGCTCAAATTATCGGGAGGATACGTCATAGCCAAAACAGAACGCTGACTAAAACAATGCATCACTTCGTTGTCGAAAGAAGATAGAGCCTTCGTATTTACCCAAGATTCTCCGGCAAGTGTATTCATCAAAGTATTTAGATACACAATAGACTTTTCATTGTGTGATGTTTGCTTGAAGATACCAGAATACTCGAACTCATCCCAATGTGCAAGACCTGAACCTTCTAATTGGCCGGGAACTCGAATCCATTCAACCTCTCCTTCATCATCTAATTCTTTGTTGAACTTACCAATCAATACGGCATCGGTGTAGTCAGTTAATGAAAAGGTATCGAAAACTGTAGGGTGATTAAAATCTCTCCATACCATGTTAGGGTGCTTTCCATCAGAATTAATTCTAGAATGGACACCTTCAGCAACAGGACCAACAAAGTCCCAAAGAGTTGACTTACCTGTTCCTGAAGTTTGAATCCAACCGAAGTGAACCCTAGTGTCTTCAATGTTACGACCACTAGCAATATAAACAAAGTCTTTTGAAATCTGCCCAAGTAACACAAAAAAGGAAACTGCCGCAGGAATACCATTCATGTGAGAAACTTCAACTGCTGATTTCTGAAATTCTCTCACAACTGCGGGTAGGCTTTCGCTAAAGGCCGCCACAGATTCTTCATACATTTCTACAAATTCTTCATCATTATCATTCATACTTTCACCTTATCCTCGGAGTTGAGCGTATCAAGAATACGATTTGCAATCGTTGGACCGATACCTTCCATTTTTGTTATTTCATATGCCTTTTGTTCACCAATTTCCATGATGCTACCGAATTCTTCGATTAGAGAAGTGGCCTTTGCTTCAGACACTCCCTTGATTGTCGAGAGAACGTCAATCCTTAAATCATCCGTCGCCAATCTCTTATGAATTCTAGGTTTAATGGTTGGTCTATCCATTGGTTGCATTTTACATACCGCAGTAATAATATCGGATGCTTCTTCCTCAGAAGAAACCCACATGGGTTTTGTGTCCATGTCTAGAATAATTCTACCTAGCGCACCTAGAAATTTGTTCTTCAATAGGATTGCTCTAGTAGCAATAGGCATATTGCTTGGTGAATTATCAATTACATTATAAACTGCTTCATCAATAGTGCCATAAATAATCACTATGTTTGTTGCGTATGCTCTATCCATGTTATCAATTTGAGTCCACATTCTTTTACTTAGAACTGAGCCTAAAAAATCTGTGGTTGACTTTGCTTCAAAACAAACGTCATTGAAAACGTAGTCTCCAATTTCTAACCATTTCTTTTCTGTTTTAATGTTAAGTGCTTTTGCTTTTTGCTCAACAAGTCGGACTAGTTTTGAGCCTTCTTTTTCTCTTGAATCTATAATCAACATTGTGTTACCTCCGTTACTGATGCTAAAATAAAGGCAATCGTTCCTGTTATATAAAAGGCAATTCTAGCATAAAACATTAAGTCACTTCTTTCCATTTGGAAACCTCCAACATTTACCTACACAGTAACCCTTTGAAATAAGGGTCGAACAGTTTGGAGAGAAACGATTATTGCGGACTGTGTAACTCACATGTTTTTTCGTTTCTCTTATGTCCCAATCCATCCAAACTTCATCTGACTTACCATATAAAGTTTCGATTTCTTCAACAATCCTTTCGACGATTGGTTTTGCCTGTTCACCTTTCAGTTGAACATTTGTGCAGTTAGTTAGAATATCACGCCACCATTGAACTAAATACACTCTTGCTTCATGGCCCGGATTCTCTACCATAGTTGCGTGATATAAACAGGGAAGGATGGGTAATTTACCACCGTGTTTAGGCACAGAAACCTCGCCCTCCACCATCTCAATAGGGGGTTGTTCGGGGAAGACCGCCCTCACAGACCCCGATTTTTGGAACGGAATATGCCTCGGACTTCGAGCCATTTCAATTACTTCGCTAAGAGTCATAGAAATCACGTCTTTATAGAAAAGAGGGATGCAATAAAGAGGATTACCCTGTCCATCATCTGAAGCCATATTGACTGTATTTGGGACTCTTCTTAATCTAGATGATTGACCTACTCTATCATCGAGAGAAGACCCGCCACCACTATTTCTAAGATATTCTTTAATGACTTTGAAATAAGCCTGAATATTTCTAATATCGTCTGTGCGCTCTCCCTCAATGAATAAATGAAATCCCCTCCCTGAAAAGAATAGTGTGTGCATTAAGTCTTCATCCTTAACCATACTCATAATGATTTGAACATCACGGTATGCTTCGTCTAGTTTTTCTCCGTGTGCATCAAAATCTAAAAAGATGCGATTAAGGATAACAGAAGAATCAATAGCGGTAGTTTCTGAGAATTCTTCAAAATCATAAACTGTCGTATATACATTTGTTCTGTTGTTGTGTGCATTCACAAAATCAGAATACGCTTGCTTATTTAGAATCTTTCTTCTTTTCATCTGTGGTGCGTTTGGAATGTGACTCCCCGCCCACACTAATCTCGGAAACATCATTATTATTACCTCCAAATTTTACTGTTGCTTCGTTTAACATTTCACGAATAATGCCCGCCACTTCTGCTTGAAGAGAGGACATGATTGCTTCTCGCATAGCGTCTTCAAAGGTGCTACCGACAAAAGCATCATTTACTCTAACATCTCTGATTAACTGAAACCTTTCTGTTAGTTTCATCTCAGAATATAGATTACTAGAAAGACTTTCAATAGTTTGCTTCAGATTAGAAATCTCATTGAATGTCCAATCCTTTGCTAATACCTTAGCCTGAATCAAGTCTTTAATCATCATAACCACGAATCCGTTTGTGCTTCATCACAGATACCAAAGAAAGAACAATGTGTGCATGTCTTGTAATAAAACTTAGCAGCGAATTTATTCTTTTCGTATGCAGTAAGCAACTTGCCGATACCGTCATAAACTGAAGTCATAGACCGCTTTTTTGCTTGTTCGACATAAAGGTAGTTTGATACAGGGTAATACCAACCCCAATGAGTTACTTTCATATCTCTAGTTAGATTATTCATTGCTAGAACTTCATCGGGTGCAGACTCAATCATCAACTGATAGAAGGCCATTTCTTTTCTCATAGAGGTAGTCTTATAGTCTTTCCATGGGCCTGTTTTCAACTCCATAGGAATTAAAGATGTTCCTTCTATAAAGATGCGGTCAATGATACCTTGAAGGTGAATCTTATAGTCTCTAGATAATGGATATCTCTTACTTTGATTCTTTCTAAATGTAATCTCGGCATCAAAAAGTCCTTCATTTACGATGGGTAAGAATTCATTCAGTTTATTGTCTTCACGCGCTTCAATGAAACGCTCGGCTTCAGTTGAAGCAATAGTCAAATAAATGTCTAGGTAATCATCAACCGGAAACAGGCTCTGGCAATATTCAAGAATTTCTGTATTGTTCATCGTTTCAGCCTTAGCAATATCGAAGTCTTTGAAGAAGTCTTCTCTTGCATTGTGAACAACTGTTCCCTTTAGCATGGCTTCAGTTTGGTCTTGGGGAAGACGCTGAATATAAGAGAAATGATATTTCTTGGGACACCAATCGTGAGAACCAAGTGAAGACTTGGTAATCTTTAAGATTGGTTTTGAAGGGTCTGAATAGCCCTTAGGTTCCCACTTATATGTGTATTCATCCATACTGTTAATCAATGCATCGTATTTTTCTTTAGTGTTCATTTTACCACCACTCTTCTAATTTTCTTTGGATTCTGTTTGTGCGAATAGATGAGGTGTCCCATTCCATCGCACGATAAATTGGCTCAGCCTTTTTGATAACTTGTTCTGCATAATGCAAATAGTCTGGCCTCCAATCTTCAAAGTCTTCATACCTTGAACCCGAAAAGTAATCAACTTGTTTCTGTTCCTTTGTTAAGGGATGAGTAAAAGTCTTGCCTTTCCCTTCGACTCTTAGGAACAAATAAGAGTCTTCAAATTTAATGTTTTGGTGTTCCCAAGCATATAAAACACCTGCAACTCCCGAACCAATAGAAGGACGTTTATAACTAAGAGTTACAAACTCATTCGTTGATGTTCCACAACGGTCACACCATTTCATAGAAATAATCTCCTTCATTTCAAAATGTTTTTTGCATTCGGGACACTTAACCGTAAATCTATCTTCTCGAAGACGACTTCTCTTAATGATTGATTTTAGAGGAACATCACCATTTAAAACACTACTGTAAGTTTGATAAAGGTAGTTGTTGATTTCAGTCTGTGTCTTCTGTTCAACCCACATCTTAAGAACGGTAGTTTGGACTTCTTTCGCAAGTTTCGTTTCGCTTACCCGCTTCGCAGTAAAGCCGGTCATTGTGAACTTAGGTTTCTTTAGATGCATTCCATCTTCCCAAGTAATCATTCCCGCGTTACGGTTCTTCGTAATGCCGACACCCAATGCCGAATAATACTTTTCAAATTCCAATGCAACGGGATGTTCTGCAAGTCCGAGAACATTCGGGAACTTCTTTTTGACGACATTTTCAATCTCCTTTACTGCTTCTAATGCTTTGTCTATATCATCAATCTGAACATAGATTGAATCTGTGTGACCATAAACTACTTTCATTCTTCTTCACCGCACCAATCACAAGTAAATGTTTCTTCACAAGATACGCACATATAGTCCACGCCATCTGTAGTCCACATTGATTCGCCACAACAACGACAAATGCTATCAGGTAAGTTGTTCACTAGCCTTCTAAGTCTTTCTAATTCAGAAGTCACTTCCACCACCTCTTGCCTGTATAGTGTGTAAATTTCATAGCGGGCGCTTCATGTAACTCTTGCATTTCTGTTACTGCGCCGCGCAAGGCCATTACTTCTTTCACAATAGAATAAAGTTCATCTCTTTCATCTTCAAGATGGTTGATTCTCTGCGTCAGTTGTTCAATTTTATCTTCTAATAAGTTAATTCTGCTTTCGTTATCTAATTTCATTTAGTTCATCTCCTTTACTGTGAACGCTGCTTCACGGATTGCTTCTCTTGCTGATGCAGTAATTGATGCGGCTAATTCAACGTCAGCCCATCCAAAACCTTGAAAAGCAACAATGCCATAAAAAGAAGCCATTAGTCTCTTTACGGCCATTTGATTGTTATACCACTTCGTATAATCTTCATCATTATCTTCTTCACGGGCCTCACGCATCCGACGCTTATATTCATTACGCAGGTTCTTAAGCGTGAGGACAGACTGAGGCAATAGGCCTAATTTGTCTGTTTTATAATAACGCATTTCCTTTACTCTTTCTTCAGAGAAATCACGAGGAGTTAGGATATTTACTCCTAACTCTGTTGGCTCTTCCGATTTAGTTTCCCATGAAATGTTTCTTGCAATCATCATAGAGGGATATAGACCGGCAAAGTCAAAGGCCGCTACATTCAAATGAAGACCATTTGTCCCTTCCGAAGTCGGGTCATAAATCATAGCACCTTCGTATTGTTCACGCTCTTCTGGCTTTACACCTGTTGGTGCTTTCCACCAAGCATTACGCATAAAGTAAATTGAACCCATGTGAGATGCATAAAAACAAGCATCGAATGGTGCAATCAGAAGTCTTTGCAGAGAAATAATTGCTTCACTAGTGAAGTTAGTCTCATCAATCTTACGAAGCAATTCAACATCCACAACGGCATATTGCATATAATGATATGTGTCTTCAAGCCAACCACGATTATAAAACTCGTCACCTTCAAATTTAGATTCCCAAGACTTACCTTCTCCAAACAGGGTTTTTGAAACATAATCCAAACTAAGAGAAGGTAATGTCCCTCGTTGAGAATCATTCCATTGGCGTTCAAAAGCGAGGTCAAGGTTCAGGGTGATACGCCCTTTGATGGGCTGAGAGATAGGAGAGAAGCCGTTCTCGCCCTTCACATACTCAAAACCGTCACGGACCTTCTTCACCCCATCCACGGCAAAAACAGGGCTTAGGAGGTTAGGATTCACGCCATTGATGCACAGTCGCTTGAGCAATACCGGCAAATCGAACTTAAGCCCAAACCAAGCAATAAGCATGTCTGGGTCTTGGCCTTGCAAATTAGAAATAAAGTTTTCAAGCATACTTTTTTCACATTCAGCAACTAATACCTTTGTCTTATACCCTTCAATCTTGGGGTTAGCAAAGTGAATCTTCTGTGTTCTCCAATTAGGGAACCAAGTCCAAAGATAGAAGGTTTCTGTAAAGTTATCATAAACGCTGATTGCAGTAATAGCGTCCTTATATTCGCCACTAGGCATCCATTCCATATCCCAATACCACTTCCGCAGTTTATATTCTGGAAGTTCGGACAACTCGTCCACACAATAACGGAAATGAAAAGGAACGTCTGCTTCCCAAGTTTCAGAGAAATACTTCTTTGCTTCCCTAATATCTTCAGACTTATCAACTAACACTTTCTTTAGCGCGTGACCATTCAAAGTTACTGCATCTGTTTCTTCATACTTAAACGGACGCTCAGTATATTTAGAAGGCTTATACTTCTCAACTTCGGGGTGGTCATTACGGATATAGAAATACGGCTTGAATTCAACAACCTCTGTCTTCTTTTCTCCGTTCTCCCTCCATGATTTAAAAATATGTCTTCCTGTATTTAATTTGCTAATAATCATTTAAACACCTGCAATATAAGGTGCTTTGACTAGTCTCCTATCATCAGCAATAATGATTACAGGGGCATCGTCAAGCGAATACACAATTAGTGTTTGGTCTTTCTTGAAAAACTTATGAAGTGGCCCAGAAAACTCAACAGTCGCAGGTTCTCCAACCTTCAGAAGAGTTTCAATGGTTTGTTCAAAAGAATTAGTTTGGGTATCTCGACTAGAGAACTTTACGCTCTCATCGGTAACTTCAATCTTATATACACCGGAGCCAACAATTTCGCAAGAAGAAATCACATCTGTTAACGTTTCGTTTGTGATTGCGAAAGCCGCTTCCATTGTTGCTTTTCCGATGTTAGGTAAATTCTTTGGGTCTAGTTCAAAAGGAATAGCCGTCAACTTTTCTCCCATACGAGTAATTGAAACAATGTTTGCCCATTCAATTACCCTAGGAACAGATGCTTTCTTTCCTCCTGAAGAGAGAGTTAGAAACTCTCCACTATGAACGGTAACTGTTTCACCGAACTTTTTCAGATAAGGAAGAATATCATTCATCTTACCGATGTAGCCGCCCTTCTCTTCAACTTCTGCATCAACATTGATGTTCACAATGAACGTATTGTTGCCTGTCCAAAACTCAACGTTTTCATCGTTGGCCTTCATGTAAAATACTTCTTCGAGTTTGCCTGCTGATAGGCCACCTTTGCTGACGTATTTTCCCTTTACTTGGATGCTTTCTAGTGCTTCTTTAAATACATTTGTATTGATATTAAATTTCATATTATCACTCAAAATCCCTTAGTGTCTTAGTTACCCTATAGGCCTTACCAAAATCCATATTAAAACTGCCAATAAGATTCAAACAAAACTTCGCTTCAGTTTCTGAAAGAGTAAGAATTTCTTCCCAAATTCTGTTTTCTTCCGCTTTTTGGGCTTTGACTTCCTTTTTTAGTTTTGAAATTTTCATTTGTTCTTTTTGAACAGAAGTTTCGTAGTAGAATTTATGTTTATTTTCTTCTTCTGTTAGATACTCTAACAACTTGATGAAGACGGCTCTCCCTTCCTTTTTCTCGCAGAAAAATCTTTTATATTTTTTATATTGATTATATGCCGTGGCTTGAGACTTTCTCATATCTTTTTGATATAAGGACATCATGTTTTCTTTAGATTGGAAATACTTTAGATTAACGTGAGATTTATACCAATCCAAAAAATTCATATGGCCCTTTCCATTTCCGGTATCTTGAAATTTTTTTCCCGTCATCAGATGTTCTCCATAGAGAGAAAGACATTTATTACAATCACAATGTTGGTAACATAACCCATTATCGGGTTTATTGCAACTTTTTAAATGTTCTTCAGTCAACTTCCTTTTGCACCTTCTTCCCTCTCTAGTAACTCCTGAGCAAGTTTTCAAATCTTACCCTCCCTAAGTTCAGGAATACCTTCCCAATTAACTCCGGCTTTGCTAACAGTTAGCGTTTCCCAAGTTGTTCCAACTAATTCTGTATTAGTTTTAGATGCACTAAGAGTTGCCTTGAAAATCTCAGAACCTTGCTTCTTGGTTTGCTTGGTCTGAATTACTTGATAGAGTGCATCACCCCAATTATGCCAATTTGGTTTTTGACCAACGACTTCACCCGTTGAACCATAATCAGCCTTTGAGTGGGTAATGTAAATTTGGTCACAGTCAAGGGACTTAGCCATCTTAAGAAGAGCATAGAAGGGAGCATTACGCTTACCCCATTCAAACTTCATCTTTTGTGGCTTTCCAATCTTTGAGGAACCTGTAACGTGCAAGGTGCAAATATCCAACCACTTATCAATTCCGTCAAAGACAAAAAGAACATCTTCTCCATCTTCAATCCTTTCTTGAACGAAAAGAATAAAGTCTTCAGAGTTACGTTCTGAAGCGGTAATGTCTGCTTCGCCTTTACTGTTTAGAACTTGAGGGTTCCAAAGGGTAATTCTTTCTGTGCATTCATGGTTTTGGCGCCACGTTGGTTCACAGCCGTCATCCCAATCAAGCACATAAATCTTCTTATCTGGAAAATCCAAAGCAAGGCCAGACTTAACAGTTTTGGGTTCGCCCCAAATACCAAGACAAAGACGATTGTTTCGGCTAAGTCTTCGTTCTGTTTGCTTCTGAAGTTTTTCCTTAAAAGCAATAAGACGAGAGTTGTCCTGTGTCTTATCACTTGCTGCATTCGTATTTCCAATTTTAGAAGTTAGTCCCATTAAAACCACCAATTTCATATTCTTCAAGATTTAATTCTTGACCGTGAACAGTTGACCAAATCTTGAGAATTTTGGCAACTTCTTCTTGTCCATCAGCCTTATAGCGGCATTCCTTTGAACCAAGATGAAACTTGAGCCAATATTCGCCGCTTTTCTTTTCGTTTTCTTTGAATGTGATAAAATCAACATTGATTAAATCAATTACATAATTGTTTTCTAGTAAAAAGTATCTATTTTGTTTTAACATATAATGTCCCCCAACGGGAAAGGGCTTCGCACCCTATTGAGCGTCATTCAACCGCCACGCTTACACGGTAGTTTAATTCAGAACCAATCGTAGTCTTCTTCAACCGCTTGAGAGACTTCAACGGCTGAACCCTTACGGTCAAGGACATAAAGCCCTGTTGTGTTAATGGTTGCAGGTTCACTTTCGCCATCAATTGTGCGCTGAGAAGTGTTTCCGATAACGATTACAGATGAACCGATACCGAAATCAATTTCAATGTGTGCAGGAATCCAACACGTTACGACGCCATTTCCTTCATCATAATCGAATTCAGCATTCAGGTCTGTAATGTTAAGAATGCGGTTTCCGTTCTTGGTAGGAGTCATATTCATGTTACAGACTACGCCATCAGTCACAATGAAACGCTCATTATATGGAAGGGCCTGCCTTTCAATGTGAGCGCGGTCAATTTCAACAAGAGGAACAAGATGACTCGTCAATTCGTTCACCAAAAAGTCTTCAAAGTTGAAATTCCCCATGTTTCTGTGGTCGCTGTTTTCAGGTTCAAGAGCAGAATTATAAATCATGCTCGCCTTTGTTACATCGGTCATGCCGTAAAGCGCACCTCTTTCTTCATTGGGAATAGCCAGCATGTGTAGCCATTCAAAGGTTGAAGGCTCAAACTCAACTGCGGGCTGATTCTTGTAAGAGAAAGCCCAAATCTGGTTTTCGCCACCTTCCACACTTCCATAGAAGAGTCCTTGACGACGGTATAGTTCCACAGGAAGTGGCTTACCGTAGCCCTTGTTTTCTCCACCATTTCCATATCTTTCGGTATCATCAAGCGGAATGTAGTATTGGTCATCAACACCTTCTTCTGCGCCATTTGGAAGATTGGTTACAGTTTTCTCCTGATATTCTCCCTTATGATAGCGGGAGATTACCCACTTACCAAGTGCATTTTGTGTAGCAACTGCAACAATACCATTTTCTAGAGCATTGTCGGAGTCACGACGGTATTCCTCACCGGCCCTTCGACGCTTCCACGCCATTGAATCGCGTGGTGCATCAAGAGCGACAAAGAAACCAAATACCTTCTTGGTTAGGCTTCCACTATCGTTTTGCGGCTTGTTC